ACACCCAGAAGCGCTATGAGGACGGCCGCGAGCCGATACCCGCCGACTACCTGCAGGCGCTGCACCGGCGCAGCGATGCCAACGTGATGTGGATTGTCACCGGCGAATAGACAGCCCGCCTGCTGGCTTAAAGTCGCATGCCAGCCCGCTTGGGTTTCGGAAAGCTGCCGTTATGGTCAGGGCTCACTGCCATTAACGGAGTATGCAGATGAGTACCGAAGTTCTTGAGGCTGTAGGCGATCAACCAGCGGAGCGGGTTGCACAGCCCCTGATGGAGTGGATTACGCCAGAGGAACGGCTGCTGTTGAGGTTTTACCGCCAGTTGGGCGAGGCCGAGCAGGTATTTATGCGGCGGGCGATGGCGGCGATGGTGAGCCGCGAGTCACCCAGCTGAAACGAAAGCCCCGCACATGCGGGGCTTTTTTACGCCTGGCGGTTTTGCAGCCGCTCCCACTCCCTGTCCACTGCGCGCTGGGCACTGGCCTTGCTGGCGTAGAGGTGGGTGAGGCGTTTGGGGGTGGCCTGGTCGCCGGCGGTGAGCTGCTTTTGCTCGCCGGTTTTCTCGTCGCGGTAGGTGGCCACCACGCCAGTGTAGGCCGCGCCCTCGGCCAGATCGGCCACCTCGTCACCGTCTGGCAGTTTGGATTCCAGGTCGAGGCTTGTTGTGTAGCTATCCGGGGTGAAGCTGTGCCGGATGTTGCCGCCCAGCCAGACGATGGCGGCTATCTCGGCCTTGATGCCGGTGAGGCTGTAGGTTTGGTCGGGCGTGAGTTCTGGCCGGCCCTTGGCCAGGGTGTAGCTGAGGGTGGCGGTACCGCGCTGCAGGCGCTGCCATTCGGCCCGGGCGGCACGTAGGGCGCTGGAACGGTCGGTGTAGGTGTGGCGCAGCTCCTTGATGTTGTCGCCGCTGCCTGCGATGGCCTCTTTTTTCTCGGCGCTGTTCACTTCGTAGTAGTAGGCCTTGGCCCCGGTGTAGCTGTCGCGGTCGGCCTGGAGGAAGCGGTGCTGGTCGCCGTCTGCCCGGGTGAAGGTTACATGGGGCAGGGCCAGGCCGCTGGCGGTGGTGCTTTTGCCGGTGGGCATGAACAGCAGGCGGCCGGCTTTGATGTTGCTGATGGCGTCGTGCTGCTGGCCGAGGCGGCTGAGCAGGTTGGCGTCGCTCTCGTTGGCTTGGTCCAGGTGCAGCAGCTCGATGGCGCTGAGGGCGGCGCTGATAACCGGGATTAGGCCGTGGGCGGCGGCGATGGCGGCCACCACTGCGCCTAAGGTGGTGGCGTGCCAGCTGCGCTCGCGCTTGGCCTTGAAGCCGCCGCGCAGGTCCGCGCTGCGGGCGCGGATGTTGAGTACATCGGGCGCGCCGCTGTGCTCAGTTTCGTCGACGGTGTAGCTGCCTTTGTCTACCAGGCCGGTGTCGCTCCAGCCCAGCCAGAGGCGCAGCACGGCCCCGCGCGGGGGGATGGCCAGCAGGCCGTCGTGGTCGCTGAGCTGGATGTCGAGCTGGTCGGCCTCCATGCCGCGGTTGTCGGTTAGCTCGATGCTGACCAGGCGCTTTTCGATGGCGTTGGTGATGTCGTTGCCATCCACAAGCAGGCGGCAGATGGGTTTGGGGTAGGCGGTGGCGTCGCGGTAGGCGTCTGCTGCTTTGCCCAGCAGGCCCTTGGCCTGGCTCATGGCCTGGTCGATCACAGCAGCCTCCGGAGGATGTTACCGGCGGCCCCGATGGCGCTGCCGAGCAGATCTATGCGGCCTTCATCGATGCGCTTGAGCACCAGGTTGAATTCGATACGCCGGGCGGCACCATCACGAAAGAACAGGGTGCGGGTTTCGCTGAGGGACTCGACCACCCACACGCCGTAGATTTTGCCGGTGCCTTCCACCAGGGGCCAGGCTTTGCCGGTGTCGGCCATGTAGCGCAGGGTGTCGAGGCTTAGCTGGGTACCGGCGAGGGCGGGCAGCAGCACGCCGGGCAGGGTGATGGTGTCTTCCCCGCGGCCGAGGAACTGGCGCGCAGGGTTGGTGCCGATGCGGCTGGTGGTGCCGTGCCGCCAGTCTGTTTGCCGCTGGAACTCCTGATAGGCGAGGGTTTCCAGGCTAAAGATGAACATGCCGAGGGCCATCATCATGGGGTGTTACTCCTTGTGGGGGTCAGTCCTGGTCGCTGAGGGCGCTGCGGGCGCGCACCTGGATCTGTTGCTGAACCTTGGCGACCTCGGCCGCGATTAGACGGGCGAGGGCTTGCTCGTCCATGCCGGCGCTGGGGTGTACGTGGATGTTGACATTAATCTCAGCGGGGGTGCCGGCCACTGCCTGGCTGGTGCTGTTGGCGGCCAGGGGCGGGCGGTTGTCCATGGCGATGGCGGTGCTGCCCACGCTGGCGCTGAGGGCCAGCGCGCCGGCCTGGGTGAGCTTTTTGCCTATGCCGGTAAGCGCCTGCAGGGGGCCGCCTTCGCCATTACTCAGGCCCTGGGCGAGGCCTTGCATGGTGAAGCCGCCCAACTCGGCGAATACCCGCGAGGGGCTGTGAATGCCGAGTTTTTCCTTGAACCAGCCGATGGTGCTTTCGCCCGCACCGGTTACGGCTGCTTTGATGCGGCCGAGGCTGTTGGTGATGCCGTTGACCAGGCCGTCGATCAGCATGCCGCCGAAGTCGGTAAAGCGCGCCGGCATTTCCGCGCCGAAGTAGTTCAGCACGCCGGCAAAGGCACGGTAGAACAGGCCCAGCGGCGAGAAATTGAGGATGGTGGCGGCAATGCCGCCCAGGCCACCGCTAAAGCCCTGCTTGATTTCAGCCCAGAGGCCGAGGAAGTAGGGGCCGATGCGGTCCCAGTTCTTGTAGATGAGGTAGGCACCGGCGGCGATGGCGGTGATGGCCAGGCCGAGGGGGTTCATCATCAGTGCGCGGCCGATAAAAAGGATGCCCTTGCCCACCAGCGGCAGGGCGGTGCGGCCGAGGTTGAACAGGGTGCCGGCCATGCCTGCGCCGCGGATGCCGAACAGGGTGAGGCCATAACGGACCATGGCGAACGGGCCGAGGATGCTGGCCATGGCCAGGGTGAGGCCACCCATGCCGGCCATAAGGATGCCGACGCCGGCGGCGGTTTTAATGATGTTGGCGGCCAGCTTGGGGTTCTCTGCAATCCAGCCCTTTACGCCGCCGATGATGCCGGTGAGGCTCTGGGTGACTTCGCGCATGGGGCCGTTCTGTTGCTCCTGCATCTGGATGCCGAGGTCTTCCCAGGCGCTGCCCAGGGCGGAGAGGTCGCCGAGTAGGTTGTCGGACATGACTTTGGCGGTTTGGCTAGCGGCCCCTTCGTAATCTTTAACTACATCCAGATACTTTGTGAGGCCGCCAGTACCAGCTTTTTCCAGTAGCTCAGCCATGCCAGCAGCTGGTTCTTAGCCGAAGATGGCTTTGAGGTACTCAAGTCGGTCGCCATTTCCCATGTTCTCAGTCGCCTTGGCGACGTCTGCCAGAACCGATGTCATGCCGCGCATATTGCCCTCGGCGTCCTTGGCGTTTACACCGAGATCGGCCATAGCGCTTGCGGCTGGGCCAGCAGGTGCAGCTAGACGCAGCAACATGGCTCGTAGAGTGGTACCTGCCTGCGAGGATTGAATACCGACGTTACCTAGCAGCCCTGCCATGGCTGCCGCTTCTTCGAGGCCCATGCCAGATGCTTTAGCAACTGGGCCGACATACTTCATGGTTTCGCCAAGCATCTGCAGGTTGGTGTTGCTGGTGGTGAAAGCCTTGGTCAGTACGTCGCCGACCTTACCCATCTGGCTGGCTTCAAGCCCAAAGCCCCCGAGGATGTTGGAGGCGATATCGGCGGTTTCAGCCAGGTCGCTGTCGCCGGCCTTGGCGAGGTCGAGCATGCCGGGCATGGCCGCCTGGATGGCCTTGGGGTCGAAGCCCGCCATACCGAGGAAGCCCTGGGCGTCTGCTGCCTGGCCGGCGGTGAACTGGGTGCTGGAGCCCAGCTGGCGCGCTTGGTCGCGCAGGGCTTGCAGCTGTGGGTCGTTTTTGTCCAGGCGGGTCAGGGCCTGCACCTTGCTCATGCTGGCGTCGAACTCAAGCCCTGGGGCCATCATGCGCGCCCCGGCGTAGAGGATGCCGCTGCCGGTGGCCAGGCCGGCGGCCCCGGTAC